GCTTGGTTTGCACCAGCAGCGAGCCGTTGTAGTCTTTCTGCAATAATTACATGTGGTGGGCGCTCGCCAGTTACATCTAGGTTTATATCCAGCTCGGCTCCTCCACGGACGCCCGCTCTATCCAGAATCTCCGTTGCCGCTTTGAGGCGGACTGGTTCCGAGATAGCCGTCTCCATCATCTCTTCAAGGACATCTACAGCGTATGGCGCAGATTGCATTATCTTTTGCCGTGCCCGTTCGATGTCAGCGCCAGGCTTCCTAATGGTCTTAAGGTGGTGGCGACACAGACCGTCATCCTTTACCCGCCCGCTTGCCCACAACATACATCTGATGCCGTCAATTTTTATTTGACGACAGCGATGGGGTTGAGCCGCTGGTTGTCTCTTAGCAGTTTTTGGGCCGCCGCTTTCTTTCTCCGCTTGCCAAGCACGAGTTGCTCCTGCTACCCATGGCGGAACTATTTTTACAGCTTCGTCATCGAGGAGGAGATCCAGGCCCGTTAGGTAATCTGAGTTATTATTTCCCGGATCTAACAACAGCGGTTTCTTCTCGGCCAAGCTCAGGAGTCTTCTTTCCTTTGCCGATTCTTTTGAGCGTGCTGCAATAAGACCCGTTGCCTGACCTGACTGGTCATAGACTGGATCCCAGTTCAGCATCGCCCGTCTCAGCGAAGCACGGTTCTCATAAGTGTCTTCACAGACGCCACGCTCTATCTCTATGATACCGAGTTCGTCAAGTTTAGGCCGTAGGTCCAATGGGGTATCGACAACTGGAATTGTTTCTTCCGGGCCGTCATCCATTTGGAGATCAAGACTCATCTAGGGCTTACACGATTCCTTTGAGTCTAATGATTTCGTTACGAGCTTTTGTCCACTCGGCCATAAGGATTTCTTTTTCTTCCTTAGTTGAGTACTCGTTGTTCTCAAGTTTGGAAAGAAGCGCATCGTATCTTGCTTGTGCTGTGCTCATGTCCATAGTTATGATAGATGTTTCTGCATCTGCAACTCAACATAGTCGTTGATTGCATTGAGGCGGTTGGAGGCATGATGTCCGACTAGGTCGGCGTCTGGTGTTGTAGTTACATCTAAATCCGCTGGCATAATAGAATCAGCAAAGTTTCTATAATACTCACGGAGTTGCTCTTCAGTTGCATCAACTGGGGGAGTTGGCTCTACTTGGTTTTGTTCTGTCATGGTCTGCTTTCTTTGTTATGGGAGGAGACGGGGGTAAAAACCCCCGGCCCCTTTTTACCCCTAGGACTTTTTCTTAGCCACTGCTTTCTTTTTTGGAGTTGCAGCCTTCTTTAGTTCAGCTTCAGCAAGCGAAGCCACAAGACCGAATGCTGGGTCTTTTGGATTGATTGCTCTCAATGCTACGGGCACTGTCGCTGCTGCTGCAGCAATCAAGATTGACTTGACATCAGTGTTGCCAGTTGCATAGACGGCAATCGCTGCGCCGAGAAATGATCGGCCAAACGATGCCAACATTGCTTTGTATTTTGCGTTCATACGTCGTGTTACTCCTTCAGTCAAACAAGGTGCTTGACATGTGAACAATAGCATGCTTAGGGGTAAAAAGATTTTTTGAATGAGCTCTTTGAAATCATAGGTAAATACCCTTTCATAAACAACAAACTTTTGAGCATGCTTGAGCATGCGGAAAATATAAGCTAATTTGACTGTTTCATCATATAGATTGTTGTACGACTTTGATTATAAGAGTATGAAAAAGTGCTTCTAGATTGTACCCTCGGCAGGGATCGAACCTGCGACGCAGACCTTAGAAGAGTCTCGCTCTATCCACTGAGCTACGAAGGCTTAAGGTTTAATCAAGAGGTTGATTAGGGTGTTTTCTTTTTCTATTATATTTCTTTTTATTTTTGATAGGTGTAGTTGCAGAAGACTTTCTTAGGTCGAGTAGCCGTCTAAGTTCTTCAGTTGTCTTTCGAAACTTGAAGTTCATTGTTTCTCCATCCGATAAAAGATTTAATATAGACAGAGGCATAGGCAACTGCCATGAATATAAATCCATATTGATCGGTTGCTAAAGCATAGGCAATCCAAATACATTCATTAGTTAGAAGTACCAACCAACCCCAAATAGTCTTTCGACCAACGAAGAAGATTCCAGTAACTCCAACTACTGCTAGGACATATGACCACATCAGGCAGGTATCATTCCATCGCACTTATTGCAATAGTTATAGGTTAATCCTGTAAAAGGACAAGAACCAGCTGGTTGCAACTCATGTCCTCGGAACTTACAAATAAGATTTTTTATTAGGGTTTTCATTCTGTAACATCCTCTTCTAGAACAAACTCTTGTCCTTGCTCGTAGGGCTTTCCATTGAAACCGTTGTAGTCTGTTGCATCTTCACCAGTTATTATATCAATGGCATGTCGTAGCCCAAGGGTGTAGAGAGATTTATCATCGCCCTCGTAGATCTCTTCCCAATGTTTTAATTTACCAGTTAGTTGATCCACAACAAGTCTTGTTGATTCTGCATCTGCTGTTTTTGCAGAAAGATAGATTTCAGTATGTAGTTCTATAGAAATCTTTCCCTCAGCTAAAAGAGAGTTAAGTTTGTCTACCAACGGCTCTAGGTTCACTTTAGTTTCTCCCTACAAGCAGCGCAAACAAATTTATCATATCCTTCTGAAGTTCCTTCAAAGTTCCTTCTTCCTTCTTTGGTTAAAGGGTATGGGTTAGTTCCTTCTTCTGAGTCACAAAAAATACATGCCCATGCACGAAGTTTATTTACTGTGGCTTTAATACCTGTTTTTTCTTCTGATTCGATCATGGCTCTAATCCCACGAATAAGTGCATGAAGCTCACTTGGGCCACTGGTCTTTCTTAGAAAGTATCTAATATCAGAGACTTCAATTACTGGGTCAATTTCGTGACATCTACATGGAGTCTTAGTTGGCTCACATAGAACTCCTTGTGCCAAAACTGTATGGCGTGACACTCCATGTCCACAGATACAAACTCTCTTATCAGTACGACCTCTTCGTACCTGTCGATCTTCGTTTGCATCTACCTTAGCAACATCAATTCCTATAGTGCTTAAGAACTCTTCTGCTGTACTAGTTGTCATTTAGTCCACCGTCTTCCTTTTGTAGATTCTCTACAATCTCAGAGAAATCAACTTCGGTCTTAATCTTTTTTTCCATCTCATCAATCATTGATTGAATCATTGCCATCTTTGCTTTGGCATTTATATATGATAAAAGCTTAATAGTTGTAATCACAGAGAGACTACAAACAAAACCCACTATTGATCCAATAATAATAAAATCCATTATGGTCAAACTAGTCTTCATCTTGATCCTCCTGTCCTGATATTAAAATCTCAAGGCAAGCTCTGTTAAAAGCAACTCCCTCTTTAATTTCTTTCTTAAACTTTAATAACTCAGACAAAAGCTTCTCAACTTGTTTGTTGGTTTTCTTAGTCTCCAACTCAACATGCTTTAATCGCTTTTCTATTTCGTCGTTCTTCATCATCGTCATTCCGTCCTTTCATTACTAAGGTTATATAGTTGTATAGTTCAAAGTCAAGCTCATTCTTTGATTAACTATACACTATAACTATAAGACTATAGTAGACCTTATTTAGTACTACCCCGTAGCGCTACGCTACACGCATATAAGATTAATAGTATACTATATACTTATACTGTATTGTTTTATAGTGGCACGGTAGCAGATAATTGAAATACTTTCCAATTTTAATTTACCGTATCTTTTTGCAGGAAGATCTATAGCCTTTCTTTTTATTGTATAGTTTAGTGCCAGATTTAGCTTTAGTCAATCTATAGTTGCTATAGTCTTATAGTTATAGTTATACTTTAAATATAGTTTCTTTGTGGTGGAGAACCTTGACCATAGGGTCTACCCAAATCTTATATCCAGCTTTCTTAGCATTGTTACACCAAGAGTAGTCTTCTCCTACATTGCACTCAAAATCTAGGTCATCCCACTTCACCCTATCAATCAGGAACCACGGCCTAGGCATATTTTCAAAAACCTCAGCCTTGACTGCCACGAATCCAAACCCCACCCCTCCGACCTCCATAGGGTCGGGGTCTAGAAGGAACTCGGACTTATTCATCATATTAGGTCTGCCCTTGGCATCAGACTTGTTTACTGCCACCGTTCCGTCAGGCGAGGTCTGGTAGAGCCCGGAAATAATATCTTCAGGTGCGGCCAGCAGCTTTAGGAAATCTTCCGACTCCCACTCAATATCAGAATCGATCCAGAAGATCTTCCTGCAGGTAAATTCCCCGGAACCAATAACTCTAGTTTGCCAGTTATTTCCGTAGGTATTCGTTGCTGTTAACTCTCTGGCACTTGGCACAAAAGAAGAGTATTTATTCAGGAAGGTGTAAGTCAGCCCTTCAGCATCTAGAGCCCTTAAAGTGTTGACTAGTGATTTTACATATTCAGCCTTCATCGAATGGCCCGGCGTTGCAATTGCTACATCATAGTGAGTCATAGAGCGAAGACTATAGCAACCTACTACTATATGTCTATGGCAACTATCAACGTGAAGTGCGACTGGCAACAGTGTCCTACACACGATAAGAACGATCCATCGAGTGCCATCACCCTCGTATGGCCGTCAGCCATCCAAAGAGTTAGATACTTTCATTCTACAGATTGTCTAGCATTTTTTGCAGCGGGTTTCCCGAGTGGTTATATAATTGATACTTCTTCAAGTGAGGGTATACTTTAGTCTTAACACTCATTAAGGAGTAGTCGTGGCTGCATTCATTGATAGAACACTTCCAGAAAATCAGCAAGATATTTGCAAGTTCTGTGGACAAGTACGCACAGAAGATAAAGGTTTTAACGGAACCCCACGATGCCCAGTACAAGGTTGCCCTGGCCAACAAGTCTAAGTACTCTTCGGCAATGACCGAATTTGAAGAAGCGGTATTAAAGCTTGTTAAACAAGGCTATACCGTTTCTAAAATCATGTGTGGTGAATGCAATCAAGATGACCTTCTAGTTCAACTTCACACTTGCATTCCTTTTGAACATCAGTATTGTAAGGAAAACAAAAGTAATTCTTAGTGAGGAGATCTTGTGTCAGAAGCAGTTGTTTATTGGCATAACTACGAGCAACATAAAGTAGAACTTGAAACTTCTATCCGTCACAGAATCTATAACGACATACAAGATGTAATATCTCAGTCAAAAAACAAATCACTTTCAGATGAATTTATTGCTGGACTTCAGTGTGCTCAGTCAGCGATACTTGGATTCTCATCTCACAATGTAGACAAAACACTTCAAGAAGAGCTTTTCTAGACAAGATAGACTTAATCCCCTAGGGTAATCCAATACCAAGTTTTACCTTTATCTGTAACCCTTTTTACTGAACTGGAGCCTGTTAATGTCATTTGTATTCTCTTTTAAGCTTTCTGAAGAATTCTTAGCAACATACAAGGATAAGAAAGCTCCATTTGGATATAGAGATGCAGCAGGTAACTCTGTTGGAGAAATTACTTTTCTTCGCACATACTCTCGTTTAAAAGAAGATGGAACTAAAGAAACATGGACAGATGTTTGCGAGCGAGTAATCAATGGAATGTATTCAATTCAAAAAGATCATTGCAAAACGTCACGACTCCCTTGGTCCGATACCCGTGCAGCAGCTTCTGCTAAAGAAGCATTTGACCGTTTGTGGAACTTGAAGTGGACACCACCTGGTCGTGGACTTTGGGTTATGGGAACACCACTAGTTAATGAGCAAAAGAATTCTGCTGCATTACAAAACTGTGCTTTTGTTTCAACACGAGAAATGACAAAGACAGATCCAGCTAAACCATTTGCATTCCTTATGGAAGCTTCAATGCTTGGTGTTGGTGTTGGTTTTGATGATCTTGGTGCAGATAAAGATTTTACTATCTATAAGCCAAAGGATGAAGTATCAACTGTTGTAGTTTCAGATACTCGTGAAGGTTGGGTAGAAACAACTGCACAACTTATTAATTCATATTTGAAACCAGATCAGCCGACATTTGAATTTGATTACTCACTTGTTCGTCCAGCTGGTGCTCCCATTAAAATTTTTGGTGGAACTGCTGCAGGTCCAGACCCACTTATCAAACTCCACAACTACATTAGAAAGCTATTCAATGGTCGTGAAAATGAAAAAGTTACTCGCACTGATATTGCTGACATCGGTAATCTTATTGGCGTTTGCGTCGTTTCTGGCAATGTGCGCCGATCTGCTGAACTCTTAATTGGTAGATTAAACGACGAAACATTCCTTAATCTAAAGAATGCAGAAGTATTTCCAGAGCGTAACTCTTATGACCCTACAGCTCCCGGTTGGGGTTGGATGTCTAACAACTCTGTTGCAGCAGAGGTTGGACAAGACCTATCAGGAATCGTTGAAGGAATTGCACTCAATGGAGAACCCGGCGTTGTATGGCTTGATTTATCACGCAAGTATGGTCGCTTAGCAGATCCAATCAACAATAAGGATCATCGCATCATGGGCTACAACCCATGTGCTGAGCAATCTCTCGAGTCATATGAAATGTGTACTCTTGTTGAAACTTATTTGAATCGTCACGATGACCTAGAAGATTTCAAGCGCACACTTAAGTTTGCATATCTTTATGCTAAGACTGTCACTCTTCTACCAACACACTGGGAAGAGACCAATGCAATCATGCAAAGAAATCGCAGAATTGGCACGTCAATATCTGGAATTGCTAACTTTGCAGATCGTATTGGATTACCAATCCTTAAGGACTGGATGGACCAAGGATATGGTGTAATCAAGAACTACGATGTGGTCTATTCAGAGTGGCTCGGTATCCGTGAGTCAATCAAGACAACAACTGTTAAACCATCAGGAACAGTCTCAATCTTAGCTGGAGAGTCTCCAGGAGTTCACTG